TTTTTTAGAGAAGCGCTTTATCATACGCTCGAGGGGTTCATCGAAATATTTGGGTGTGATTTCTGCTCTAACAACTTTTGACATATTTAGAATTCCTTTCTTTTATACGGATTTTTTCCAGCTATCACCTACAAGTGCCATTAGGCCACTTATATCGGTTCCAGCGTCGGTGGGATCCATACCGCTTAATGCGCCGTGTTGACCTTCATGTCCACTAGTGCCCATTGGCTGAGTTCCTTCAAAGATATTTGAAGAGAAACCGGCTGCGTCTAAGAGCTTTTTCTTTTGCTCTTTTAAAGATCTTTGCTGATCTGCCATCGCTTCCATTCTTTTTGCCTCGATCTCGTTTTGATCAATTTGAGGCGTTGGCTGTTGAGCTTCGACGATAGTTTGGGTGGGTTGTAAACCTTTAACCACTTCAGAGATAATATTAGAGAGAAGCCCTTGTTCTATAAGAGCTTCGCTAATACATTCTTTTATGATAGGTTTAAGTAGTTGTTTTAATTGGGATTTTTTCATTTATACCTTTTTATTAATGAGAATATTTGGTGTTGTGCTCTTTTAGGAACGTTAGCCACATTCTCAATGATCTAATTTCTTCTAATGTTGGGACGCTCATTCCTTCTTTTAATTTCTTTTGGTTATTAGAGTCGTTGGGTTGCGATTGAGGATCCACCGCCGCTAGCGCTTTACCGGCCAAATTGCCGCAAGCTTGCTTTAATTTTTCCCAGCCTGTTTTCGTCCATGATATTAGCTTCTCTCGAGACTTCTCAGCAAATCTTTTTACATATGGCGCGGCTGCAATGGCGCCTTCTTTGGCTTTTTCCTTGATCCAGTCCCAAACAATCCCTGCACCTTTTTTTATTTGACGGCCAGCCTTGCGGAGTTTCGGATTCTGTTTAAGGTTATCGATAAGGGGTCTCAAGCCTGCAAACACCTTTTGGAGTCCCTTAAAAGCTAGAGACGCAGCTGCCAGATATAGCGCGGCTTCGAAGTAACCGGTACCGCCAATAAAATCTGTTACCTGTGTTACCTGATCTCCGGTGGCGGGATTAGTGAACAAAAGATCTCCTCCGGAGATTTCTGGTAGTGTATCGCGCCATGTCGATGGACTATACACTTTCCACCGCTCTAAGGCCGAACTGTCAAAATATAATTTGAGGTTCGTGATCTGCCAGTCCGGAAGATAAGATTCTTTAAAAAATTTAACCATTGAGGTTATCCATGTAATCATAGCTGTCCCTCCGGCTAGCCACTTTAAGCCGCCAAAAAGGTCTTCCATCTTTATGCCTGTGGTAGTTCCGGTGGCCGTTGTGAGGCTCTTCAGATTTTTATCTATGCGGTCTCTTATTTTTTCATCTTGCTCCATCCTTAAAAGCGCCTCTGTAAGTTCCTCGGAAATCAGCCCATCCTCATTTATCCATTGATCAAGGGGGATGCCCACTTGCTCTACAATAAAGGCTTCTTCGAGGGCTGATAGCGCCTTGAGTATTTCAGGGTCATTGTGCATTCCGGCCATCTTTTTAACCCATACCTTAGTTATTGCTTCGGCCTGTTTAATTTGCTGGTCGCCTCTCTGTATGGCTTGAAGATCACAAGCTTGTTCTACCGGGACTCCTTCAGCTTCGCAGAGTTGGCGAAGAGTCATTTTAGTTTCTAAAAGGATGTTATCCATTACAGTTCGTCTAGATTCTTCTAGAATAACTTGTTTTAGTTGAGATTTGGTTATGATGCGCGTCATCAATTATTTCCTTTTTAGCCAATACCCGAAGAACCAGACCAGTTTGAGCCGGAGGGTGAAATACTAGTAATACGTCCGATATCGATACCAGTTAAACCGGCGATGACATCGACTGTTGCTGTCCCATCAAAATGTAGTTCCGTACACTTAAGCTCTAGCATCGGCATATTTTGGCCGCCTGCCGTGTTGACTTTAAAGTAGTTAGTGCCAGGGTCGACGCCGTTTGCGGCCATTCCCACTTTTACAGGGCCGCTGGATGAAACATAGACCCATTGTGTAACCGTTGGGAATGCAACGCGATCTGTGACGGACGTATCGATACCGCCAGATAAAAACGGTTTTCCGCTTACCTGATAGGAACCAACGTTGCTTAAGCCGGTACCGTATTTATAATCTGTAGAGGACATATCTTCTCCTTTATTGTTTCTTTCTTAATATCTCGTTCAGAGCACGATTAATTTTATCGCCTTTCGTTAAAAACTTATTCAAATGTTTGCTGCCTTCGGCAATATTAAGCTTCATTTGATCATAATGTGGCTCTAAGTAATAAGCTTGCGGTGAAGAAGGTTCAGATACGGCATCAAAACAAATAAGCTGTAAATCATCCTGAACAACTTGAACAGGGCCTTCATCATCTTGACTTTCTTGCAGCGATCCCATTGCTCTCGAAGAGAATCCAAACAAAACGCCACTTTCGTAGAGACCGCGAAGAATATCGCCGGAAGGAGTTTTTAGAACTTTAATAGTTCCGAGTACGCTATCACCGTCCCACCAAACACGAGTAATTATATGAGATGCATTTTTTAAATTTATAACCGAATCGTCGGGATGGTCACATTCACCAATTGCTCTATTCTCTCTTACAAGTTTTTGGTAGTTTTCAATTTCGCGTTCCAAGACATCGCGTGGATAGGATCTTCCATTCCCATTTTTTACATCACATTGCTGTAATTTAGCTGGAAATATAGTAAATCCTTCGCTTACTAATTTCTTTTCGCCTTCGGTCAAGAGATCTTGGCACCCGCGTTCATCGCACTTTAATTCAAAAAATTCTCTTAGTAAGACTTTTTTCATTTTTATTCCTTGTACGGGCATTACCCGTGTGAGCTAAGAGCCGCTACAACAGCGGCGAACCGGTTGAAGCTTCCATTTCTTAAAGAACATTTCTCTCACCTTCTTTCTTATGATAGACTTTAAAACCAAAGTCGTTAACCAAAACACTTATCAAATAGCTGGTGCCCGAACTGAGGCTTCCTAAAATAAGCAAATTAGCTAAATTATATTCAAATGTAAATAGTTCCGTATACTTGTTTATTCCAAATAAAAGGATTCCCGTCCAGAAACCCATGCACATAGGGCAGTGAAAAAGCTTTCCTGTGCCGTGAAGCCAATCTTTGGAAGGACGAATATTGTTGAAAATAGAGCCATGGAGAAGGATCTGAGTCAAACCATATGAAGCTAATACAAAGTATATTAAGCCCATTTAGCCTCCATAATAGTGGCCGACAAGGCCATATGCAGCTTGGGAACCCGGGTAGGTATTGTTGGTTCCCTGTCGTGGCTCGTGTGGGACTTTGCCCAAACGGGTTGTTTCATCCTCAGATGGGTCAACGAGAGATTTGTCGAACTCATCTTCGTATTCTTTATAGCCTCGATAAAGGGGTGCTTCTTTCTGAAAGAATTCAGCAATTGCGTATAGCGCCACTTGTGGACCATTAACTGATTCCAGTTGGGATTCCTCTATCGTTAATATATCGCCCTCTAAGGAACCAAAGATGTTGCCACCTTGAACAGTGGCTGGGTCAATAGCTCCGTTTTTTCCTAGATAATCAAATAATCTAGATTGCGTAGCATATAAGTGATCACCGTATTGCTCTTTAGGGATGGTAATTACTTTATTAGAACTTGGCGAGATCATAACATCGATATCTGGATGGTCATAAATTAAAACGTCACCAGCCATAGTTTTTCGAGCCTTAAGGTGAACAATCGCATCGAGCTTGTCTAATTTAATTTTAATCATTATGCTTGAATCTCTTTAATAAGGTTCTGGACATGCAGCACTTGAAGAATCTTTTCTCTATCTACCGGAGATTTATTAAAGCCTTCAAGAAGTTCGAGAACATCTGTTACTTTCTGCTGCAAGGATGTGTCTTCTTTTATCTCTTTAACAGTGTTAACATCTTTCAGACACTTTTTTAACCTTCCTATCTCCTCGTTGAGATAAAACTTAAATTCTGCGCCGTTATCCTGAAAAGAGGTGACGAACTTAGAGAGCAATTCTTTTTGCTCGTTCATTAGTTCTCCGTATGAATCGTTGAAACGGTTAATAAACTTTTTTACAACCAAACCAGAAACTTTTACCTCATTTGTTTTTGGTTCTGATCTTTCGGAGAGTTTATTGATTAGTTTAGTCTCCAGTAATACTTTAGCCTTTGGACTTAAGCCATCGTCGAAGATTTGTGCGATGGTGGCTAAATTCTTGTAATTAGGAACGAAGTTGTTAAAGCATGTTTTCGACAGGTTTTTGTTAATAGAGGAGATAACGTCGCTTTGCTCTTTAAAAAGCTTTTGCTTATCGACGGCGCGATGCTGCTTCATTGTTTCATAAACCAGCTTTTCAGCGATGCGTTCATTTAAATTTTTAGTTTTTATGAGAGATTTATAAAGTTGTAACTCCTTGTGGAGTTCTGTGTTTTGCTTGAAATGCTCCTTAATAATACCAATTGCAACGTTGCGTTTTGCTTTGTCTTTGCTAATGGTTTGCTTAACCACTTCCCTGATCAGGGTTTCATAAATAAAAGCTGTATTTCTTTTTTTGTTGTGTTTTGCCATTAGAGTTGCTCCAGATCTTTAAATAGTTCTTTGATTTCATCTTTCACTTCGAAGATTTCCTTTTCCTCTTTCTCATAATTAGTCTTTTTATTCTCAAATATACCTTTACCAAGACCTAACATCTCTTTAGCACCTGCTGGTAAGTTCATTCGTACTTGTCGTGTTGGCATTCGAGCTATCTCGTGAGAGCTTAAAGCCTTCATTTGTCTTTTTCGAGCGCCCGCTGGTCGGTCATCATGTTTTTTTGGTGTATACTCTTTGCCTTTCGACTTAACGGTTGTAGTTTTTCCTGTCTTTTTATTTCTATATACCGGCGGTTTATCGTCTCTTTTTGCAGCGCCACCTTCAGGAGCCGCTAAAAGAGCGGGTGGTTCTTCAGCTTCAGGTGCGGCTTCGCCCTCTAACTCCCCTCCTAAATCTTCTCCTCCTAAGTCCTCTCCTCCTAAACCTTCATCGGCCAGCGCTTCGTCGCCAAACTCTGCACCACCAAAGGCGCCTCCTGCAGCAGCTGCCTCTGTTTCAGCCAATGTGTCAAGCTGTACAGCCATCTTCCTATCGTAGAAAATTTCACGTTGATTGCGTAGGAATTCTTCGTCAGAAATATCGAAGAGGTGTTCTGCGACCCAACGCTTAGAGAAAAATCCTTCGGTGGCGGTTGTGGCGACAGAAAATTTAGTATTCCATGTTTCAAGTTCTTGAAGCTCAGAGATTTTGGAGGGGTTGTTCAAGCGAATCTTAAATTTAATTAAGTCTTCTCCGCGAAAACCTAATGTAAACAAGTGAGCAATTCCGACTTTTTCCAGTTCTGTGATAATTGAACGTTGGAGTCGTTGGACCGTGCGCGCAAAGCGAATATCTTTTTGAGCTAGCGCCCCTTTATCTTCTTCGCCACCTTCTCCGCGAATCAAATAGGATTGAGGAATCTTAATCGCTGCGAAGAGTTTGTCTCGAAGGTATTTAACATCATCAATTCCACCGTTATATGTGCCTCCCGGGAGATTCTCAATTTTAGTCTGCACGCCTCCGCGTACTGGAATAAAATAATCTTCTTCAACTGACATAGGGTTGTAACGTAAATCTACGCGGCCTGAATCTGGATCAACAATTTGGTTACGTTTCATTGAAGTGATGAAGCGTTGCATAAAGTTTTCAACATCAGTTGGAGGGATGTTACCAACGTCCACATAAAAGACTCTTCTGTCTGGCGCCCGAACGATACGATAAGCCATCATCGCGTCCTCAAGAAGCGTCAACTGTCGCCAAATTCTTCTGGAAGAGTCTAAAACTGACGTGCCATAAGGGGCAAATTTGTCATTACCGAGGATTCTAAAGTGGGCGATTTGCCAGTTTTCAAAAGTAATACCAGCGCTATTCCACTGATATTGGATGTAATTAGGATTATTTTTGTCTTGACCTTCCAGTCTTTCTATTTCGCGTGTAGGAAGACCAATGACGTTCTTAATGCCCATATCGGCATCGATATCTAGATAAAGATAAAAGTCGCCGTATTTGCACATGGTTCGTGCCCAACCATAAAGATTGAATTCGATATTCAACACCTTATAGTATAAGGTCTCTAAGATCTGTTTAATCTCTTCATCAGGACATTGTATACGAATCATCTTGTTATATGAATTAAAAGTGGTGATTTCGTCAGCATAGATATCTAAAGCTGAAGCTAACTCTGGCATGAACTCCATTTGTTCGAAGTCTGCATATCGAGAGAGTCTGCTCTGTGTGTCCATATTATAGGATGAGAAGTTATCTAATGGATTATAGCCACTTCTCTCGAACTTTTGACCGGCAA